TATGACGAGGACGAGGTCCGCGACAACCTGACCTCCAACGACCTGGACTCCAACGAGGAGTTTTTGGCGCGTCAGCCATTGAACAACATCACGGGCAACAACAACACGACCAACCCCATGATGCAGCGGGTTTTATACGTTGAGGCGTACTCCCAAGTGGACTATGACGGGGACGGTATCCCCGAGCTGCGCAAGATCTGTTGCATGGGTTCTGGCTACAACATCGTGCGCAACCTGCCTGCGTCCTATGTCCCATTCGTGGACTTTCCCTGCGATCCAGAACCCCACACCTCGCCCCTGGAGTCCATGTCGATTTTCGACATCACGCATGATTTGCAGGAGATCAAGTCCGAGATCTTGCGCAACACGCTGGACTCTTTGGCCCAGTCAATCCACCCCAGGACCGCGATTGTCGAAGGCCAGGTCAACATCGATGACGTGCTCAACAACGAGACGGGTGCCGTAATCAGGATGCGTGCCCCCGGCATGGTGCAGCCATTCAACACCCCCTTTGTGGGCCAGGCCGCATTCCCGATGCTGGATTATGTGGACCAGATCAAGGAAGACCGCACCGGCATGAGCAAGGCCGCAATGGGTTTGAATGCTGACGCATTGCAGTCGAGCACCAAGGCAGCGGTGGCCGCCACCATCAGCGCAAGCCAAGGCCGCATTGAGCTGACCTCGCGGATCTTGGCCGAGGGCATGAAAAAGCTCTTCAAGGGCATCTTGTTCTTGATCACCACGCACCAGGACAAGCCACGCATGGTGCGGCTGCGCAACGAGTGGGTGCAGATCGACCCCCGCGCCTGGGACAACTCCATGGACGTGTCGATCAACATTGGCCTGGGCCAGGGTGACGTGAACGAGCGCTTGCAGGGTCTGATGATGATCCTGCAAAAGCAAGAGCAAGCCCTCAGCACCATGGGCGCCGACAACCCCTTTGTGACCATGACCCAACTTTCGCGCACGCTGCGCAAGATTGTGGAGTTGTCAGGGTTTCGGGACGCCAGTCAGTACTTCAAGGACGTACCCGAAGGGTATATGCCGCCCCAGAAACCTGAGCGCCCAACGCCTGAGCAGGTGCTGGCCCAGGTCCAGGCTGAGTCCATTCAGGCCGACATCCAGAAGAAGGCTGCCGAGCTTGAATTGAAGCGCGAGCAGATGATTCGGGACGATGACTATCGTAGAGATCAACTCGCACAGGACTTAATGCTCAAGAAGTACGAATTAGAGTTAAAGTACGGTACTGCGATAAGTACTGCCGAGCTTGATGCCCAGCAGTCTTTAGACAGAGAGGCACTGCGCCAGCAGTCAGCTCTCATGGCCCAGGCCATGCAGCAGCCGACCCAGGCACCGGTGCCGCCCATCAACCCTAATAGTGGAATGGTTCAATGAACGAAGATCAGGTGCGTAAAGGCCGAAAGGCCGAGCAATTGCTGCAAGACGAGGTCTTTGCGGCTGCGCTGGAAAAGCTCGAGAACGAGCAGTTGTGGGTTTTCAAGGGTAGCAAGCCCGAGGAGGCCGACAAGCGCGAGCAGGCTTACGCCATGATCAAGGCCATTGAGTTGTTCAAGACCGAAGTCACCAAGATGGTGGACAACGGCAAACTGGCGCAGCGAGCAATTGAACGCGCCCAGAAAGTCACCGTATGAGCACGCAGGCAGCACAACCAAGCGCCCCTGCGGGTCCAATGAATTTGGCCGAAGCGGCCAACGCTCTCGAGGGAATACTGCCAGTTGATGGAGAACAGTCGCCCGAAGAGACGCAGTTGCCAGAGTCCGAAGAGGATGATGGCGCGGCCTTGAGCGAAGAATTGTCAGCGGATGCAGACGCTGCTGACGAGGAAACGCAAGAGGAACAGTCCGAGGAAGATGAGGAATCTGAGGAGCAAGAACAGCCACAGGCTTTCACCGTCAAGATTGACGGCAAGGAAGTCGAGGTGACGCTGGACGAACTCCAAAAAGGTTACTCAAGAACCCAGGACTACACACGCAAAACGCAGCAGATCGCCGAGATCCGAAAACAGGTCGAGGCTGAGACTGAGGCAGTGCGTGCCGAACGTGCGCAGTACGCACAGATGTTGGGAGCGTTACAGGCCCAGCTCCAAGGTGCCGACACACAGATCGATTGGGACCGTCTTTACCAAGAAGACCCCATCGAATGGGTGCGGCAAAAAGAGGTGATGCGTGAGAAACAGGAAAAGCTCCAAGCCATTCAGTTTGAACAGCAACGAGTTGCCCAGCTCACGCAGCAAGAGCAGCAGCAGCATTTTGAATCGCATTTACAGGCGCAGCACGCAAAGCTGCTTGAGATCATTCCCGAGTGGAAAGATCCTGCAAAGGCGAAAGCAGAGAAGCAGTTGCTGGTCGAATTCGGTCAAAAGACTGGATTTACACCCGAGGAGCTGAAGGCCATTGTGGATCACAGGGCGGTTGTTGCGCTGCGTAAAGCAGCGCTATACGATCAAATGATGACCAAGCGTAAAGCAATCACCCCCGTGACCAATAACGGTCCACGGCCAGCCAAGCCAGGTGCAGCAGGCCGGGTATCCCAAACAACTGAAGCAACTCGCGCCAAACAGCGTCTCGCAAAGACTGGCCGTGTCGATGATGCGGCCTCCGCAATCTATCAACTTTTGAGGTAACACCATGACAATCGTAGCAAGTACTTTTACAACCTATAGTGCTAAAGGCATTCGGGAAGATCTTTCAAATGTAATAACAAATATTGCACCTGAAGAAACTCCATTCCAATCCAACATTGGCCGCGAAACCATCTCCAACACCTTGTTTGAGTGGCAGACCGACACCCTGGCAGATGCCGCATCAAATGCGCAGCTCGAGGGTGATGACGTTGGATCATTCGATTCAGTGACCGCCACTGTTCGTTTGACCAACTATGCTCAGATTTCTCGCAAGACCATCATCTTGTCGAACACTGAAGAAGTGGTCAACAAGGCCGGTCGCCGTTCTGAGTTGGCATATCAGATCGCCAAGCGCGGTTCTGAGTTGAAGCGGGATCAAGAATTTGTTTTCTTGAATGGCGGCATTGCTGTTGCAGGCAACACCACCACTGCTCGCGTGACCGCATCCTTGGGCGCGTTTGTCAAGACCAACACTGACAAGCAGACCAACGGTGTCGATCCCAGCTATACCACGCTGCCCAACAGTGCTCGCACTGACGGTAACGTGCGCACCTTCACCGAGACGATCTTGAAGAACGTCATCCAAAAGGTGTGGTCCGCTGGCGGTACTCCGAAGATCCTGATGGTTGGCCCTGTCAACAAGCAGCGCGTCTCTGGTTTCTCTGGCATTGCATCTTCACGTTTCAACATTGATGGCGGCGCAAAACCCGCGACATTGATTGGCGCTGTAGATATTTATGTCTCAGATTTCGGGAATGTGAGTACTATAGCTAACAGGTTCCAACGTGAGCGTGATGCATGGGTGCTTGATCCCGACTACGCCAAGATGGTTGTGCTGCGTCCTTACCAGCAAGTCGAATTGGCAAAGACTGGTGACGCTGAGAAGCGTATGTTGTTGATCGAATACGGCTTAAAAATCACGGCTGAAAATGCCCATGGTTTGGCGGCTGACTTGATCACTTCTTGATAACTGACTAGGAGACGGGGCCAGGGAAACCTGGCCCCACTTACATGGACAAAAGAATTCTTGATGTAAGCCCCGACACGGGGATCACTCGCACCTGGCACTACAACGCAGACACTGACGAGGCGACTATCCAGACCTCTCAGGACGTGACTGATGTGATCGAGGCCAACAAGCGTGACTTTGCAGCGATTGACAACAGGGCCAACTGGCAAGGCGAGTGGCATCATGTCGCCAGCATTCCAGAGTCCTTGTATTACAAGCTGAAAGCTGAAGGCAAGCTCGATGACGAGGCTTACATGAAGAAGTGGCTCAATGATCCAGACAATCGATTCTTTCGCGTGAGGCCAGGACAAGTATGAATTACATTGCAGTCTGCACGCCAGCGCGTGACCAGGTCCACACCAACTACACGTATTGCATGGTCAACATGGTGGCGTATCACACGCTCAACACCACTGATGCCATCAGTCTGAAACTGTTGCAGGGCACGTTGATTCAGAACCAGCGTGCTGACTTGTGCCTGGATGCGTTGCGTGAGGGTTGCACGCACATCTTGTTCATTGACTCTGACATGACGTTTCCCCAGGACATGATCCAGCGGCTGCTCAAGCATGACGTTGACATTGTTGCGGCCAACTGCGCCAGACGCAGAATGCCCACAGGTCCAACCGCGCAAAACTATGACGAGAACGGCAAGCGCAAACCCGTCTATTCGATGCCAGAATCAACTGGTCTTGAAGAAGTTGGCAGCGTTGGAACCGGCATCATGCTGATCAAGCGCAACGTCTTTGAGGGCATGTCAGAACCCTGGTTCGATATGCCTTGGCAGTACGACACGCGAGGCTACATGGGCGAGGACGTGTTTTTCTGCAAGAAAGCGCAAGAGCTTGGGTTCAAGGTGTATATTGACCATGACGTGAGCAAAGAGATCGGCCACATTGGCACGTTTGAATTCAAGCACGACCACACCTGGATCGTCAAAGAGGAAATGGAAAAAGAGGCAAGCTGATGGCACTCACCACATACAACGAGCTGAAGACATCAGTTGGCGATTGGCTCAACCGCACTGACCTGACAACCGTCATCCCCGATTTCATCGCGCTGGCCGAGGCTCAGATTGAGCGCCAACTGCGCACCCGGCAGATGATCGTGAGATCCACGGCATCGATTGCCACCGAGTACAGCGCGGTGCCTGATGACTTTCTGGAGACGAAGTCCATCAAACTCACCGGCACAAACCCCATCACGCCTTTGGGGTTTGAGACTGTCGATTCACTCGATAACCTGAGCACCCAATACCGATCCAGTGGCGTGCCGATCTTCTTTGGCATTGTTGGCGGCCAGATCCGAGTGCTGCCGATCCCTGACGCTGCATACACCGCAGAGCTGGCCTATTACGCAAAGTTGACCAAGTTGTCAGCTAGCGTGACAACCAACTGGCTGCTGGCTCAGGCGCCTGACGTTTACCTCTATGGCGCCCTGCTCCAGGCTGCGCCTTACCTGCAAGATGATGCGAGAATCACAGTGTGGTCAGCGCTTTATCAGGCAGGCCTGGATCAGTTGCAGATTGCAGATGATCGAGGTTCAACCAGTGGCGGCGCATTGCTGACCAGGGCAAAAACATTTGGGTGATTGAATGGTAACGACAACCAAGGGCGAGATGGACGAGTCACTGCTGGAAAAGCGTGAGGGGTCCATTGATACTGATACCGAGACAACGAGCTGGGTTGAGTATTGGCATGAGGGTGAGTTGGTCCATCGATCAGTCAATATGGTGCTAAAGCGCGGCGTCTTTGCCGAAGGCATCAGTCAACAAATTTGAGGGTTAAATCATGGCGAATACTCAGGCAATGTGTACCAGCTTCAAGGGTGAGCTGCTTGTCGGCCACCACAACTTTGGCACTGGCGTTGTCCGAGCTGCCACCACGGCAGATACCTTCAAGGCTGCCCTGTACCTGGCAAGCGCCACTGTCAATGCGTCCACCACGGCCTACAGCTCCACTGGTGAGGTGACTGGCACAGGGTACTCTGCTGGTGGCGTCACAGTGACCTTTGGCACGGCTCCCAGCACGTCTGGAACCACGGCATTTGTCACGCCCAGCGCCAGCATCAGCTACAGCTCAGTGACCCTCTCCACGGCCTTTGATGCAGTCTTGATCTACAACTCGACCCAGTCAGACAAGGCAGTCAGCGTCCACACTTTTGGCAGCCAGACCGTGACTGCTGGAACCTTCACGCTGACCATGCCAACC